CGTGCCGGTCAGCAATCTCGCAGAACGAGCCGCTACAGGCACTCTCCCCGGGTCCTTCACTCGCCTGGGGTTTGAGTCCTGGCGGGAGCGTTGGGCGGGTCACAGGCTGAACCATGATCTGTCCATTGGGAACCAACCGATCCAAAACCGCCAAACACTCCCGATAAGAAATTGGGGTAACTTCTGCAAAATTGGGACGCCAACCCCCCAACTCTCCGGGCAAATTGCTCCAGTAATGCCAAACCGCCTCGCCCCCCTGTGCCAAGTAACGTTGCATCATCAAAAGGACTAAATCACTAGAAGTTTCTGGCTCAGGTAAACTCCAATACGTCATTTCACCCACTCCAAAACAACACTTGTACCTCCGACCGCCCCGGACGGGACAACCACCCGATAAACCCGACCCGTATCCCAGTCCGTCAACTCAGCCACCCCCGCCGACCCCAGAAACACCACCAGCCCGCACCACAGACCCGATTGCTCAACCCGACAATTGCACGCCCAGGCAGACCAGCCGCCCAGATAACGGATATGCCCCGGCGGGAGCTTGGGATTTTTGGTCGCCGCCAACTCCACCACCTCCGGCGAAACCAACCGCCAGGTTTCCGGCGGGCACTTCGCTTGGAGCATCAGAGCCGCCGTCGTTGGGTCAATCTGCCTGCGAGCCTCCAGCTGAGCAATCTGTTTCGCCAGCGGATTTAACGACCAATAGAGGGACTCCAGATGCTTGGAACCCGCCGCCGCCCCAACCAATACCCCCACCTGGGCAATCGCCTCATTCCGTTGAGCCTCTAGGGTGAGAGCCATCCGCAATGCCTCCCGGATCGTCGTCAGCCGCTCGGCACCAAAACTACGCTCGTTGAATCGCCCGGGGAACCAGTGGCAGAGCCGCCAGAAGATTTGGGCGTACTGCTCCCGGAGTCCAACTGGGGGCTAGGCTCATCCTCCCCCTCCGCCTCAGGGATTCCCGCCAACTCCTCCTGCAACAACTCGTTCAGTTTTTGCGCCTGCGTAAACGTCAGCCGCTTGCTGAGGGTTTCAAAATCATCCGATACCCCCGCCCGTAGCCGGTAAAATTCCAACGCCATACGGTAGTCCAGTTCACGTTGGGACACCAGCCCTTTCTCATCAAAGAGCTTTTTCAGTGACAGTTCAACATCAGCTAGGGCGATATGCTCCGCCACCGTGATCGTCCCAAACCGCTGAACCGAAACCCGATTTCCCGCCAAATCCAAACCCAGGTTGACTGTTTCAATCGGCTCGAACATAACTTCCCCTTATTAGGTGACAGTAAAGCGAGAATAACTAGAGGCTACAAAACGAGTGGTATTAGCATCCGTTAATCCAACAAAATAGTTTCCAGAGCCAAGTGATGGTAACGTGGATGTGATTTTGTTCCCATCATTAGTCGACACGTTGCTCGTACCGTCAGGGGTTTGTGAACCATCCACCTTAGCCTTAGTTGTCCCATAGCGCACTTGGGTCAGACCCTCCAGCCCGTGACCGTAAATCGTAATGCTGGTGCCTGAAACAACTACACACAGGATTTTGCCAAATAAGTCGTCCCCAGCCTTCGGGCGTTTCCGCACCGGCTCTGTAATCGCCCGCAACTGAAAGGTGCTCGTGCGAGTATCCGCAGTCTTAGGCTCTTCTGGCTTGGAGATGTAATAATCCCCTTCAATAATCTGCCCAATCCAGCCAGACCGGGGACTTGGGTTAGTATCTCTAACAAATACAGGGAGGTTGTTGTCTCCTTGATAGCGAGCTTGTAACAGGGCGGCATCGAGGTCATTTGTCTGAATTTGAAACGACCCCCCAAACTTGTAATCAACGGGGCTTTCCGGCGTAAACCCAGAAGTTTCCAACGCCGCCGAACCCGTGTAATTCTGCTCAGGCACCAGGGACGATTCCAGCCGCCCGTAATAGCGATAGGGATAGTCCACGAAGCAATTCGCAGGAATCGCCTCATCTAACGGCTCGACGGAAATGGATGTTGCAGTTGCAGAAATATCCGCCGTCAGCACCGCCAGATAGGACTTACGAGTCGTCGGGTCGACAAATTCTAAATAGCGACCATTTTTCAGTGACCAGGCAGTCCCCGTTGCCCGGATGGTGATACTGGTCGCCCCCTTAGCTGCCAAGGCAGTATTTTGTAGGCAATCCGGCATTGTAGGTTCCCCAGTATCGCCCAGCCCGTTTGGATAAACCTCCAGAGGAATCTGGTTATAAATCGCCTGGGGGCTTTTGGTTCCGTAGAGAAATCCCATCTTAACCTCCTATAAACGTGGATTGGTAACTGTACAGTTGGCGATATTCGTGCGCCCCAGTTTCCTCTGGACCACCCGAATAAAACTCCGACTCAATCTGAATTGGATCGCAATTTGGAAGCCGATAACCCACCAAGGACTTGCGACACTTGGACATCACCTCATATGCGGCAGTCTGCGACCTAGGGTCAAAATATCGAAATACCAAGACAATGGTTGTCTTAGCCCGCTGTTGGTGGTCATCCAGGATACGCCGGTCTTGATAGCGAACCGACTCCAAAGCCAAATAAATTTCCCCCCGCCCCGACGGTCTCCCCTCTTGATTAGGACGCTGAAACAACCAAAATTTCAGCGGCTCCACCAGCGGCTCCAACCGCTCAGCCAAGTCTTCCAGAACCCCTGGAATTTCAGGGATATAATTAGGGGTCAAGATACTCATTTTTGCGCTCCGTAGTCCACCAAGAACTGGGGGTGAAATAATCAGGGGAGTTATCCGTCACCGCCCCCGCACTAGTCTCCAACGTAATTTTCCCGCTGGCAATATCCCGCAGAATTCTCATTGCCTCGTTGTACTCCTCCAGCACCCCCTCCGGCGGGTCAAAAATGTGCAAAAACCGATTGACAATCTGCGCTCCCACCCGCACCAGCACACGGGGAACAGTGGTCAGCTTGGGCACATACGCCTCAATCAGGTTATTCGCATCGTCGCAGGCCTTTTGCAAGACAGTTAGATTAATCGTTGTCGCCTGGGGATTTTCCAAATTCGTCAAACGCAGGGCTTGCTCATCCCCGTAGCGGTCCCGATAGTCCTGCGTCGTAACAAAGTTCATTCCGCCGCCTCCTGCACCTTGAGCATTCTGGGTTTTTGATGGGTTTTCGGCTTCGGTTCAGGCTCCTCCACCGGCTCCACCAAGCCCATCGAAATCCAAATGGGCATTCCATCTGGGGGCAGGGTTTCGATCATCTCCCCCACCTCATACAGGCGGTCAAAGCTAAACGGGATGACAACACGGTACATATCAGGCGGCCTCCGGGGTAGGGGGTTTGCGGGGCGGCTTACGGGGCGGTTTGGTTTCCGTCTCCGGCACAGGGGGAGCCTGCACTTCCTCTAACACCGTCCCCAAAAAAATACGCTCCGACTCCGGCACCTCCAGCGTCTCATCCGGCAACCAAATCCGACCGCCAAACATAAACGGCGTAATAACCCTAACCATCACGCCACCACCCCCTTCGCCAGGAATCCAGCAATATTAGAAGCAATTACAGGAGCACGTTCATACGTCACACCGTAGTACCAGGTCTTGGTGTTGTTGTCGTAATACGGCTCCTCCACCAGCGGATGCCCCACCATCGTGTAGGTGTAGCCAAAGCTAGGCTCCTCCATCGTGGTCGCCTGCTGAGGGACATACGCCAGGATCACATCCTTGCCCCAAATATCAACAAACGTCGGAGTATTATTGGGTCCAGTATTTGAGGAGTACACGCCCCGCCCTACAGCAAAAACTTCCACATCAAACAAGCGGGCGAACATCGCTTCCGTCATCGGCTCTCCGGACGTGTACTTCACCCGGTCACGCATTTTGTCGTTAGTCTGCAAGGCTCGGTAAACGCCCGGACCAACAACCATAACGTTGATGTCAGCCCCAATTTTTCCCCGCACAATTTCCCGCCAATTATTCACGGCTTGCACTGGGTCAACCGTATTCACACTCCAACGGTCTGCCGACGCAACCGTAACCGAGTTACCCGTAGCGTAGTTCGCCGCAGTCGTCGCTAACTGCGCCGCATCATACTCCAATTGGCGATTCAAAACCCGCATCGCCATCATCACCGCCCGTTCCGCCAAGTCAATCCCCGGCGAAACCTGAGCATCCCGTTGATGTTCCCTAGGGACAGGTGCCTCAATCGCATCGCAAACCAGCGAGTATTGTTTCCCCGTATAGAAAAAATTAGCCCTGACCGTCGCCGCCCCAGGTGCCCGTTTCGTTTGATACAGCCGAAACGCCTCATCCCCAAACTCCAGGATTTGCCCCCCCGAGAGCGTGACCGGCACCGGCGGGAACAGAAGATTCCACACAAACTGGGTGTCCTTATAGCCCTGAACCCTCTCCGTGAGGACTGGGTTAACTACCCGAACTTGGCTCAGTGTTTGATTCGTCGTCATCATTCCCTCCTATGCGGTTACAGTAGCGGCGGCAGTAGGCGTAATCAAAACCTTGATTGGAGCAGGATTGGTGGTCGTAGTTACTGCCTCTAAGGCAATAGCCACAGCCCAATCCGTTGAAGAATTAAACACACATTTAACCAGCCTCCCGTCAGCGGTTGTTTTCAGCGAATCCCCCGCCACAATCGTTTGGGAAGCCGCCAGGGAAGCAGTAATTTCACCCCCAGTTTGTATTGCAACTTCTGTACCTGCGCTAACTGTTTTAGTTGCAAAACCTACAATTTTTTGTCCTGGGTTACCTGTACCACCTGCTGTTGCATGAACCCCTGCGGCTGTTACAGCCCGTCCTTCCGTTACACCACCTGTTCCTGCTGTTAATTTAATTTGAGGCTGAACAACATTAATTGGTGTTCCAGGATAAAAAAATACAGGAATCAATTGTCCCGCCGCCGTTGCCGCCTTGAGTGCAACCCCGACCGTTGAACCAGCAATCCGGTTAATTACCCGCCCGGAAGCATCAGATTCCAGCAGTCCGAACTCGGTAACCGCCGCCCCGGTTTCCACGTTAATCACGCCATAGGTGTCAACGGTAAAACGCTCGCCATTATCAACACTGGTTCGAGCTACCCCAAACGCAGTTTCGCCTGCCCCCGTGTGCACACCACTGGCTTTAACCATTCGGTGTTTGGTAATGTTGGCAGTCGCCTTAATCGTCAACGGCAATAGCTGAATTTCAGACATCAGGAGCCTCCTACAGCGAGATAAGCGGTTTTCAAATCAACCCCCGGATTTTGAAGCTGATATTTCTTAGCCTTTTGATAAAGTTCCAATTCCTTAGGATTAGCTTGATAGCCAGGGGCAATGCCAAACGCCACCGGCTCCGGTTCAACAGGCTTAGAAATCTCATCCCCAAACGACACCGCCAGCGGCAAATTTTGGATTAAATCCCGGAACAAATCGAGCGCAGGCTTGGAGCTATCCCCAAACGCCACCGGCTCTGGCACCTGCCCCAACACTCTCATCAAACTCAGGGCAACATCCTTCAGGTGGGGCGGCAGGCGGAACCCATCAGACCCAAACGCCACCTGTTCCAGCCATTGGCGGTTTTGAGCCTCAGCAATTTGCGCCTTCAGTTTGGCAATTTCCAAATCCTTCGGGTCAGGCGGCGGCGGGGACTTTTCCTTTTCCCCAAACTGCACCGGCTGAGTTTCAAACACCACCCCATCCTCCCCAAACGCAGGCTGGAGCAAATCCCGCACCCTGGGGGACTCTACAAACGCTAGGTGGTCAGCGGCCCATTGCCCCGGCGTGGGATTGTTGGGATGATCCGGCTGGAATAGTTGAATGCTCAAACCAAAACCCGCCACCTGTTCCGCCAGGTCAGCGGGCACATCCTTGGGCACCACGAGCAGGTGATCCCCGACCACCGCCGCATCCGCCACCTCCGTTTTGACGACCCCACCATCGTGTCCGATTTGGACAGGGCGACCTATGAGCGTTTGACGGATGCTCTCCAGCGCCTCACGGTCAAAAGTCCAGGTGCGGTTTTGATTATCCGTGTGCGTGCCAGCGGTGAAAGCGTGCCAGGGTTTAACCATAGGAAAACCATTTCACTACAGTCATCAAAAACCATCCGCACAAAAAAGTCAGGGTTGACCAGGTCAACCCCAACTATCCCAACAACTCCCGGCGAATCAACTCCACAATCCGTCGCTCCCGTTCCGGTGTCAGCCCGAGAAACTCCCGTTTTGGAATGCCCCTGGCGGGGTCGCCCTGGTTGTGCGTCCGAGCATAAATGACGTTCGTTCCGACCGCCACCTGATTCCCAGAAACCCGATAGGCAATCGAACCCCGCAACCGCCCCGTATCCGTCAAAATTTTGCGCCGTTTCCGATAGACAGCCTCTTGCTTAAACCCAGGCGTCCGTCCAAACCGCCGCCTAAACAGCGTCTTAGCCTGCAACTTCAGCGGCGGCCAAGGCGTTCCATCCGGCGCACGTTCGTTCCGAAAACAATTATCTGTTTCCAATAGCAAATATTCCCCCACCGCCACCAACGCCGCCCGGAGACGCTCAGGAGCCAACCGCCTAGAAAGATTCAAACGCACCCTAGCCATCCAAATCATCCTCCCGCTTCGCAGAGAAATCTTGCAGATTTTTCAATTCTTCAGCCAAGCCTTGAATGAAATTATCTTTAGAACGTCCAAAAATTACCTGTTTTGTGAGCTTTTCCACCGTCTTTGCCCCGACCCCCTTGACCCTGCGTTGCACATCCGCCGGATTCACAAACGGTTGTCGTTGCGCCTCCTGATAAATTTTAGTCGCCACAGACTTGGATATATTTAACTTTTTCTGTAAATCTTCCACAGATGCGGAATTAATGTCAATTATTTCAGCTATTTCGGCTAAAGCCTTAAGTTTTTCCACCGTTTTAGGACCAATATCAGGCACCTTGAGCAAATCATCAAGCGAATTAATTTGTCCCCCTTCAGCCAAAAATTTCCGCAAACTCGCCACCTGGCGGGTATTCAACGGAGTTAACGTTAACAATTCCTGATTGGTAGCAGTCAGGATATTCAAATCCCCAACAAACACCCCAGGCTTTTGTCTCGCCTGTTCCAAATTGGCAATAATTCGGTCAATCTCCTGAGGGTCAATAGGCGAATCCAATTCCGCCTGAGTCACAGCCCCGACCTCATTTCTAATCCTGACAATTTCCCCCGGCGGGTCTCGCTTTGCCAATGGTCCACCTTTAACCCCAGGGGGCAAAGACAGCAAAGACGCAGGCCCAGGAGGCGGTTCCGGCGGTTTTGGGGCGAAATCCACATCAATTATCCCATCTGGGGGTGTAGGGGGTTTTCTCCTAGACCCCGTAGAGGGCGTATCATCAACTTGTTTAAGGAATTCATTCAAATCATCCACTGTGGCCTGCACCACGTCCCGGCGTTGCGGCCAAGTCAGTTGACCAGGTCGCTCTCCCATGCCACCGTGATAGACATCTTCAAAAAATCTATCTAAGCGATTTGGATCGGGAATGCGAAGGAACTGTAAGTAATCCTTATTACTGAAATATCGCCGATAACGTGTAGATTTTCCAAGCTGTGGTGGCGACCCCACGCCGCCCCAGGTCACAATATCATCAATTTCAATCCCTAACTCCTTGAAAATCCCTGCCACACCCTCAGATATATTTGCCCCAGAAGAATAACCTACTAAATTTATTTTTGCCACATCTCCAGTTTCCAAAAAATCGGCAATAATTTGCTGAGCTACAGATTGTGTAGTTCTTCCATGATTCAAAAAAGTTTGGTATAAAATCGTATCCCATATATTTTTTACCCTTTTACTGGGGTTATTGATGGGTACTATTTCCCCTTTTAAGCCCAGCGCCCGCAAATTTTGCGCTATTTTTTGTGCCCCTTCCCCAAACTCATCTCCAAGCCCAGAGATGACATAAGTCCGTTGAGTCGTTTTAGGATTAGCCAATGCTCTTTTTATTTGATCAATGGAATCCTCCCCAAAAATATTGATTATTTCCTTAGCCCCTTGCTTGTGAAACTCCCGTTGAACTGCCTTGCCAGCAGAAGTAACCAATGCCCCGGAAAAAGCGATCTGCGCCGCATCCCCAGCCAATCCATAATCATCAAACGCCCAACCCGTCGCTAAACTCAGCCCAAAATTAAAAACTTTCATTTCGATCAGCTGAGCAATAGCCACCTTTGGGTCCGGGCTGAGACGGTCAAAATTGAGAGCCGCCTGCACCGCCGTCTGCAACGTTGAAATCACCCACGCCCTGGACACATAGCGCAACGGACGAGCGATATTCCCCGGCACCTTATCCCAGACCGCCAACTGGGACAACAGGGGCAACTTTGCAGTCTGACGCTCCACCTCCGCTGTTAGGTTTTCCGCCCCAGGGATTACCTCAAACCCAGGGTCAACCCCCACCGGCACCCGCACCCGCCGCCCCTGGGCATCCGTATATTCGTAGAACTCATCATCAGGAACCTTGCTAACTTTTGCCTTATCCAAAGACAAAATCTTGCACTTGCACCCAAAGCCCGCCGGGGGAAATTTATTTCTAAACCAAGGGTGATTCGCCGGGAGCGTCACCCCATCCCAAGCTAAATGCTGTTTACGGGGATAAATTGAATCCCCATGCCGCCACATCCAATAAGGTCGAGCTTTGAGAGTAGCAGGGTCCGTTAATTGCCCATAACGCCCCGCCCCGTAAGCCTGGCGCAGATTTTGGTTCAAAATTAATTCCGTCCGCCAGGTACGATTGCCCCGATAGCTCCAGCCCGCCCTCGCCACCTCCCGATCAAAATCCTGCCGAAACTCCTGCAAAGTCGTCCCCTGCACCAACGCCTTATCCACCGCCTGCCTTAGAGATTCCAGCAGTTCCGCCTGCATGACCCCCGCCACCGCAAATGCCCTATCCCGCTGTTGGGCAGTTAAATCCCGATAAGACGCCGTAGGCAGATTCACTTTGGAACGAAAATACTCAATTGCCTCATCAAACGGCAGAGATTGCCAATCCGAACGAGCATCAACCCGAAAACTAGTCACCCTCTAAAACCTCAGAACGCCCCACCAAATCCGCCAGCACCAACGCCTGCGCCAACTGAGCCGCCACCTCTTGCACCGACAACTGAGGATAAATTTCCGCCAACTTGCCCCGGAACTCCACCAAATCCTGAGAATCCTGCAACAACGCTTCAATCTCCCGCACCCAATCCCCCAACCCAGCCAGCACCCCAGGACGCAGCATTTGAGCAATTTTCCCAACCGCATCCATCTCCCCAAACGCCACCGGCGGTTTTTCTTGCGGCAGTTCCAGCGGTTCATTCCGCTCCAACCAACCCTCCCCGTAGGTACTGCGGATGTATTCCAGGGTTGGTTTGAAGCCCATGCTATAGATTTTAACGTCCCGCTCCGCCAGCAGACCCCTATCCTCCGGCGTTTCAAAATCCCTAGAAATAATAGGGACTGCAACATCCTCACCAAAATTAAACCGGCTTAACCACGCCACCGGACCCCGGCAAAACGAACCATAGATCAAATCGTTATCAGCGTGGACTAACTCCTCTTTGACCTGCGCCCGTTCCTGCTCATTGCCCAACTTACCCTCAGTCCCCTCAGTAGTGGCAGTTTGTCCCAAAATTACTTTGGCAATAGCTTTTTCCAACTGTGAATAAAGCTGATCAAATTCGGGTCCCGCCCCAGAATTGCTATTCAAAAATTCAATCAACCAGCCCTCCGGGAGAACCGCACCACCATTGGATTTCAGAGCTTCCAGGGTGCTGAGCAATTTTGATTGTTGGCTCGGGTCCGTGCCCGCCGGGAACCGCCCCAGCAGCATTCCCCCCGCCTTCTTCTCCAAAAAACTCAACCACTCCGACATATTCCCCCGTTTGAACAACACCAGCCAGTACAGCCAGTGCGCCAGCCCAATCCCATACGGGTCATCGCAATGGTCTGCCCCAGACGAATAATGCCAGAATCGCCCAGGATATTCCGCCGTGAGATTAATCCCCCGAACATAATCCGTCGGGGTCAGCAGGCGCAAATTCCCCTGCGGGTCAAAACGGAACCGCCGCCGGTCACGCACCAAAACCCGATCCAACTGGACATAATTCCCATCCCGAACGTAGGTCAACTCGGCGACAGAATAGCCGTAAAACACCCCCCAATGTGCCAACTCCGACCAGCCATCCCAATCCCCAGCCAGCACCCGCTCCGCCCAAAAATCCCGTGCCATCTCATCAACCTTGGAGACTGCCCGTCCCCTGGGCAGACCCACGTCCACCCGCATTGGCAGACTCAACAGAGCGTGAGTCCGTTGTTGCCAACACGCCTTCACCTGCGGGTCGGACCTCACCTTCGCATAAATATCCAGAGCATTCCAGCCCGCCCCCCCTTGAGAACGCAGGATATGATCCTGGTGCAGGAGCAAATCCGTGTAATACGCCCGGGAAACATCCAGCGACCGCCCACCCTGGTCAAGCAGCGGCGAGACCTCCGGCTGGTTAACCGGCGGCTTACGCCCCCACGCCTTGAGAATCCCTAACCAGTCCACCGCAACCCTCCCCTAGGCATTGCCAACTCCCCCCACGCCAGCGCCGAAACCCTAGGGCGCAACCCCAACACCTGCTCAATCGGCGCCACCGGATTATCCGCCCCATGCACCGCCAACGCCAACGCCCAGAAATAATCCCCGTGTCCAACCTCATCCCGATCCGCATCAAACCGGGGGTTCCCCGCACTGGTTCTAGTTTGCCGAATCGAGTGGAGAGATTCCCTGATGTCCCGGTCAATCGGGATTCTAATTTGGCGATCCTCAAATTTTCGCTTCAGCGTCACCGCCAAATCCTGCTTCACCGCCCCAGTAAACGTCACCGCCTCCACCCGGTACTGCCCATGTCTGCGCTGCGCCTCCTCCGCCACCGGCATCCCCAACCCCGTCTCATCCAAACACGCCCGCCGCACCCGATAGCGAGCCAACACCCCATCCAACGCCGCCAACTGTTCCGCAAACGGCACCCGCAACAACGGAAGCACCTCCCGCGTCCAGAACAAATCCCCAATTTTTTCCACCACTTTTTCCACCACCCAAATCACTGTTAAATCCCTTCTACGCCCCACGTCCATCCCAACATAGCAATCCCCGCCTTGATAATTTCCGAGGCATTCTGGAGCCTCACAGGCGGCAATCAAGTCATAATCCAACCAAGCCCCCGCCTCATCCAGCCACTGCAGTTCATACTCCTGCGCCCAGGCATCCGGGTCATTCTACGCCCTTCTTAATTGCTCAATATCCCTGGGCAAGCCCTGCGCCACCGCCTGGTAAATATCACACCGGTGCTTGCTCCACACCGGGTCATCCGTCGTCATTAGCTCGTAAAACTTATTGCCCTTCCCATTCGGCGTAGAAATCACCCGCAGAGAGTGCCCCGCCGAAATCACCGGGAACAACGCCGCCCAGATTTTCCGGGAATCCTGGTGGAACGCAAACTCATCCAGCAGGACGCTCGCACTAAACCCCCGAGCCGTGTCCGGGTTAGCAGGCAGAGCCGTGATCCTGGACCCATTTGGGAGCCGCACCTCCAGCGCATTTTCCTGGGCAGAAATCGGATAATTCAAATCCTCATACGCCACCTTAATCACCGCCAAATGCTTTTTAACCCCCTCATCCATCGCCTCCTTCGCCTGCCGCTCCCCCCGGGACAAGATCACCCAGCGGCGGGGAGATTCCAGAGCAGACAGCACAATTTCCAAAGTCGCAACAAACGTCTTTCCAGTCTGCCTCGCAAACATCCCCACCTTAAATCGGGACTTATCCTCCAGCCACCGGCGTTGATAAGGATACAGCAGAGGTTCAAGAGACGAGACCATAAATTTCCTCCCGCACAATCCGTAGAGTTTCCGGGTCCAGATTCCGCTTGGGAGCCTCCCGCTCCAGTTTTATCAACTTATCCTTAACCTCCTGCTGATAGCGTTTTACCGCCACCGTCCCCCGGCTCGTCTCCACCACCGCCCGACTGATCAGCGCCAACTCCTTCGGGGTCAATTCCTCGCCCTTCTCCAACTGCAACTGGAACAGCAACGACTGATTCAATTGCAAAGACGCTTCCGAAACCGCCGCCTCATCATCCGCAAAAACCTGTTTCATTTCCTGCGCCTGCCGGGTAGCGAGCCGCAACAACTGCACCTTATCCTCAAACTTCTGCCCAAAACGGTGAACCGACGACTTGCTAATCTCGTAGCCTTGTTCCTTCAGCCAATCCGCCAACTGCTGATAGCCCGAAAAACCCTGCCGCTCCAGCCGTTGCTCTAGCTCAATCCTGATTGCCTCTGGCAGTAGCTCAACCTTGGACGGCAGCATAGCAACCTCACACCTGAGGCGGGCGGGCAATCCCCGGCGGGCACGGAATCGAATACTCCACACACTCAATGCCTTGTTCCGTCAGTTCCACCAACCAGGGATCGCCAGAGTTTTGGATCAGCGTCACCAGTTTCGACTTACTGAGATAATCCAACTCCCGGCGCAACTCGTAAGCAGACAGGCTGAGCGACACATCAGACAGCACCCGAAACAGCAAAGTTTCTGCCACCGGCAGGGGGCGACCCGCATCCAACGCCCGCAGAATCCGCCAGCGAATCTCCTCCCGCCTCGCCTGCTCAAAGCTTTTCACGCAGACCCTCCAGTTTTTCATTCAATCTGTCCAACTTGGCATCCAAAACCGCCCCAAACCGAATCCAATCCTCCCGCCCCACATACGTTTGCGAAACTTCCGCCTTAAACTGCAGGAATTTCCGCTCCAACTCAAACACCTCGCCCACCCCCCGCTCCGCCATCTCTTCAATCTCGTGGATTGAGCGGTCAACCCGTCCCAAACGAGAATCAATTAATTGCTTCAGCACCTCATTACTGCGAGCCGTGAGAAGCCCCACCCCCAACCAACCCAGCACCGAAGTCAAAGCCAAAACTATTTCCAGCATCAGTACCTCCAGCGCAAGCGACCAGGGCGCAGGTCAACGTGCGTGAACCCCAGACCAGAGCGTTGCCCATAGCCCAATCCCCCCTCCCACCTCAAATCCAACCATTCCTCAAACTCCTGCCCATCCCGGTCAATCGGATAAATATCCGCCGCAATCCCATCAATATGGGTACTATTCGGCACCCCACCCACCGCCGCATTAATCGCCGGCGGACGATACCAGGACGTGACCCCAATCGGTCCCCCCCAGTCCCGGCGCAGTTTATCCAACTTCCCCGCCAGGCGCAGGATATTCGCCTTGATTTGCGGGTCAGTCGGGATGCGCTTCGGGTCACCGTTTGTAACCTCACGGACGCTGAAAAACTCACTCACCCGGGCATTCGGATTCTGCCAATCAATCCCAGGGCAAGTCACCCGTCGCACCGACTCCTGCGCCGCCACATGGTTGCCCGACTCCCCCCCACCCGGCTTGATCTCCGGCCAGGGCGAGCGATAAATCCTGACCCAATTCGCCGAGTCGCTCAACTGTTCCGGCGGGATATGCTTCGCCAACTCCTCAACAGCGTTGCGATGCTTCGGGTTCCGTTCGTCGTAATATTTGAAAAAATTACTGAAAACAAACTCCGACTTAGGCGGATTCACATCAGCCAAAAACAGCACCTTTTCCCGTGCCCTACGTTTAACCAGCCCCGGCAGCACCTCCCCCGCCGCCCCATGCACCCAGTCATCGAACTCCCCAGCCGCCCCGTAGAAATCGCCCCGGTTCAACTTTTCCAGCAGACGGCTCCGGGAAAAAGCCCCCACCCCCACGTTATAGACCAGCGACAGCAGGGCAGTCCGTTGCAACCGAGAAATTTCCACCCGCACCAGCGAATCCAACTGCTGATTAATCCTGCCCAACTCCTGCGCCGCCCACTGATACGCCTGCTGTTTTGTGCAACGATGCCCCGCCTGCACCGGCGTACCATCAGGATAAAAAGTCGTTCCCAGCCCGATTGTCCACACCCCAGAGGGACACAAATACGCCTCCAGATGCAGACCCTCAAACTCCTCCAGAAGCTCAATCGCCCCCTTAATCGCCGGGTGTTCCATCCCCACCTCCCCACTGATCCAGAATCAAATCCCGCACCGCATAGCCCAAATCTAGGGCGTCAATTTTCAAAATTTCCTGATGCCCCCGGCGAATCTTCTCCGGCAAATCCGGGCGATCCAGGTCGCTGGCAACCAAACTTTTCAGCAACAGCCCCGCCTGTTCAATCTGCTCAAGCGTTGGTTTAGGGTCCATCAGCGGTCTGCCCGCCGGATAGCTGTGGGTCAGCCAGGTTTGATAGGCAAGCAGCACCAATTGATCCCAAGACGTCGCCGATTGTGCCGCCTGGTGGAACGCCCCCAAAAAATCAAAAAACCGTCCAACCGTCTGACGAGTCGAGAGTTTCAGCACAAACCGGCAATAAAAATAAAACGCCAGCAAAGCGGCAAAAACAATCACAAACAAAATTGCTGGCGACATAGGGAGGAATCGAACAAGGCTAGGGCTATCCTCAACCTACACCCCTCAGCCCCAAAAGTCAGGGTTGACCAGGTCAACCCTAGCGACGCGCTCGAACTACACGATATACAGTGCGATACGACACACCCAATTCGTGGGCAATTGTACTCAGACCCTGCCCAGATTTTGCGAGATCAAGAATTTTATCCCTGGTTTTCAACCTCTCAAACGAATAGCGAAACAGGGGCAGGTTATGCGACCCAGGGCAATAGAACGCCAACTTAGTCAGCGCCTCCAGCCCAATAATCTGCGCCAGCGGGTGATCCGCCCCTGGATTTTTAGGGATATAGATTTTCGTCCCCCCCTTCGCCGCCAACAACGCCGCCCACTGCACTTCGCTGAGATATTCTCGGATCATTTTTTTCCCTCCCCGTTCTGCGCTTTTGGATCAGCCGGTTCCCAATCCCGGATTTTTTTCAGAGCCGCAATCAGCTTGGCACACTGCTGATCCGACAGAGCCTCAATCGGGCGAGTCCCCGGCAAGACCACCGCCCTGACCTGTTTCGGTCCAAGGAATTGAACCGCAAACTGCTGAAGCGCATAATCGCTACCATCCTTAATTTTGCCCGCTTTGCCCAACTCAATCCACAGCGCCGTCGCCAGGTGGTGCGGCTTCTTCCACTGGGGCGGCAAATGGCTAGAGCTAGGCGACTTATCCCCCGTTTTCCAACCCTTCGAGCGCAGGTGGTTGATGACCATATCCAACTCCCGCAGGGTGAGTTCAGCGGCTGACCTACGCCCCGTGATCTGCTCCAGCAAATCCCGGTAACAATCATCATCAAAGCCCAGGTCTCGCTTCGCCTTGTGAATCAGGGCGAGCTTGTGCTTGCGTTGCGCCTGCTGGGCTGGCGTAAGTCCGACAATCAAAATTTTAGCCATATTAACCTCCTAATCGTGGTTTACCAAGAAAGTTGGGTCTAAAGCCCCGCAAGGGGAAACGACTGGGGAGACAGGCACCTCTGCTGATGAAAGGCAACTTGAGTCAGTAAGTGCTGTCGTGGAACCAGGAACAAGAATCCTCAGTTGATTAGGGCAGTCTATTCAGCAGGCACCTCAACAACGTTGTCGGAAACCGAGCCAGGCAATGCGAATTGATTGGGGTTGAGCGTCCCAACAAACGCCGCAATTTCCATCAATCGCTTACCATCGTCATTCCGCTCAGCCCAAGTAAACTCAACCGCAAAATACGATTTGCCAGAATTGCTAGACCGCTTCGCCATCGTCGCCGTCACAATCCCTTCTCCGATTGCCTTGCCCTCAGCCGCCAGGTCAACTTGCAAATTGGCAAAATTGTCGAGCGACTCGGTCTTAAACAGGCAACTGGAAACCACGTTTTGAGGGTCAATAAACAGCACTTGGAGCCACGTTTGAAACCCGTATCCAAACAACTCGTCGTCAAAGGTCCGAAACCCAAACACCTCCATATTCAGGCTTTTGCCAATCAACTTGTCGGAACCGATTTTGAATTGCCCCAATTGGCAGTCAGAGCGGTACTGGCGGGGACGACCCGTCCAGATGATGCCCTTAAATTCTGGAACACTCAACGCATTTCCTAAAAACATTTCAGCCTCCTAAAAATTGGACTCATCAGTGGGGGCACAACCCCCAGACTCCCCCGTAGGGGAGTTTCGTCCTAGCCACGCAACTTCTCCAGCACCAAATCATTGAGCGGCACACCCCGAGCCGCCGCCTGCGCTCGCAGTTCAGCGATCAGGCTATCCGGGATCGAGAGGATTGCCGGGTCATTCGGCGGCCCCACATAGCGACCCGACTCCAAATCGGGCACCTGAATCGGCGACTCGATCAACTCCCCCTGGCGAGGCTCCAGATAGCTAGGCCCCAGCCGCCGCAGTCGGGACTCCTGACGCAAATGCTCCAGCCCCCTGACCCGCAACCACGCCGCCGCCCGGTCAATCTCCTCCACATTCGCCGCCCACCAATACCCGTAGGTCGGGTGAGCGCAGATTGGATACCCACTCGCCCGCAACTTGTTCACCACCTCCCGCAGGAGCCGCTCCGCAGTCGCCCCCGTCGAGCCAAACACAATCGGGGCAAGCTCCCGCGCCCGAATCCCCCGCTCCCGCCCCCGACAATTTTGGGCGAGAAACTCCACCAACCGCTGAGCAGGACTACTCATTGCCGCTTCCCCCACCAAACCGCCACAGTCAGCCGCCAAAAATCAAAACAAAAGCCAACCGGAAACTCCTTTTTTGGTTCAGGAGGCGGCGGCACCGGCGGCAAATTGACAGACACAGACTGCGATTTCGGCGCAGAAAACAACTCCTTGAGCAACAAATCCTCCGCATCCTTACGCTCTTTATCCCGCCGGGTCAACTCCGAGTGCAGGACAAAATTTTCATTCAACAGCGACAGCAAAATATCTAAGCGTTCCTCATCATTCGACTGCCGCCACTTGTGTTCCAAAACTGTAATCTTGAACTCCAACTCCAAAGGCATAGTCGACATAAAAAACCCCCTAAATCAAAGACAACCTTTTGGGTCTGATGAAAGCATCAACATCCTCCTCCCGGACAAAAATCCGCCGATTGCGATAAATATAGGGACAACCCCGACCCCGCAACCGGGAATACAGATTCGGCAACGGCACCCCCAGACGCACCGCCACCTCAGTCAACGACACCAGCGGAAAATCACTCGAAAGCTCCAGAAACGGCGGCTGAGCATCCACACTCCAGGACAACAGCCCCACCGCCCCAGACAGGCCAGCTATAACCTCCATAGCCCGGTCGATCAGCAACATCTCCGCATCAACAGGAGAATCAGACCAATTTCCCGCCCCCGTCCGATAGACATACTCCTCATGTTCCGAGAGCTTCACCACCACCGCCAACCGATTCATCGCGCCACCTCCCGTTGCGTTTTTGCCAACTCATCAATCAACAACAAGAGCATCTGCTGAAGCTCCTGGTCCGTCAATTTCAGCCTGGAATTTTTACCATTAAAATGCTGTGCCAGCCATTGCCGGGACTGCGACGGATTCCAGCCTAGAGCGTCAAACAAAGCATTCGATTTAGCGATCAACTCCTGAGCATCAAACCCCACAGGCGGCGGCACCGGCGGCAACCTCTTAGCAATCTCCTGAGCCAACACATTCGCATACTCACACGCCCGTTCCGCCAGGATTTGAGCATCCAACTCCGGGTGCGTCTGAGCAAATTTGAGCGCAAACTGTTGAGCAAGCTGAGTAAATTTCATAACGTTTTCCCCTTCAACAAATTACGAATGGACTCCGAAATCTCCGGCGGGCAAGGCGAACCCGCAGGCCAGTTATCCGTCGGGAGAGCCGGACGCTCCCTAGGCTCCTGGTCAACCTGGTACTGCATCCACTGCAAATGGCACAGGTCATTGCGCTCCTCATCAAAGCGCGCCTTATTGATCCACGCCATCGCATCCACCGTCTCGTGCGGCAAGTCCCGATCCCGCAGGTAGCGGACAATGTGCCGCACAAACCCAGGATCAAAATCAAACCGGCGATTCGATTTCTGCCAAGGCTCCAACCGACCCTCATAATGGTCACGCACCGGGTCACGCATCACATCACCCCCCCAGATTTCCTAGATTTTTGGCGATTAATCAAACACGACCGTAGCACCAGGGGCACCTGGGGCACCCGCCGCCGCACCTCCACCCGATAGACCGGGCAACCCTCACAAGGCAGACCCACCGGTCCACCCCGACAACATTCACGCAGTCGCATCATCCACCTCCACAAAACGAGCCAAATTAGGATCAAACACCCGCCCCGTCCCCCGTTCAGGAATCGGAGCCGCCGGTCCCGTATTCCGAACCAACCGCGCCCCCTTATGCCCCCCACGCCCCAAACACACCTGCACATAGCCCAGCTTTTCCAGGCAACGGAGATATTTCCGAGTCAGTTGCAGGTCAGTTTCAGCGTGACCAGACAACTCCCGGAGCGTCAGCCAGCCAAACCGGCGCAGAGCCGACCAAATCCGCAATAGCGGGTCGTGGATTTCCCCGGCACAATTCGGGTCATAACACCCCCCCCGGAACTGCACCGGCGCAGACGGCCCCGGATTGCGGACCAATTGATACTGGGCCACCACCCCCGCCTGCGGAACCCCTGGGTCAACCACCCGCACATAGCCCTGGCGGATTAACAAATCCAGGTAGCGACGGGGCGCACGACCCTTGCCCAAATCCCCCAACGTGAACGGCCTGCCCTTGTCAGCAAACTGGCGCATAGCCGACCACATCAACGCCCTGGACAAAGCCGACCCCCGCATCACGCCGCCTCCTCTCTCTGCTGTTTATCCCCCACATCCCGCACCGTTTTTTCCCACCACTCCAGCGGCACCGTTTTCAGCCCATTTTGTCGAGCAACCTGTTCCGCCCGGTTCAGCAAAACACAATACTCCCGCACCAGCCCCCGCGACTGCGCCAGCAAACGGTCAATCAACGCCGGTTCCAGCGTGCAACCCTCCACCAGTGCCTTCGCCAACTTCACCGCATCATTCCGGTCAATAGACTCGAAATTGATCCACCTAGAAACCCGCCCCTCCAAGCGTTCGTACTTGGCAATTTTCAGATTAATTCGATGCTCCCCAACCAGCACAAACGTCGTCCCCGCCGCATCATGCAGTTGCCTCAGTCCATCAATTAATTCCAGTTCCCGCTTATTCCCAAAAAAACAATCAAACTCATCAATGATCACCCCCCGACCATTTTGCTCCCGGAGCAAAGTCGCAATCCGGTCAAACATAATCCCGTTCGCATTCGACGGTTTACCCCCCAGCGTAGAAATAATCGCCCTCAGCATATAGTTCGGAGTCCAAAACCGATTCGCCGTCAGATACACCGGATTCTCATGGTTCGCCAAATAGCTAACCGCCTTCGTTTTCCCCGTCCCAGCATGACCACAACAGACCAACAAACGAGGCAGAGACGGGCTTTGGTCATTCACCTCTTGATAGGCAGTGACCAACTTTGTTACATTAGAAATCAACACAGTTTGATTGCGCATTGAGCCGCCCTCCTAAGCGGTTTGTTTTTTGTAATTTTTGAAAAAATCCGTCAGCGAATCCCGCAAATCCCAACTAGGCAAAGCGCATTTAATCAGCAACTGCCCAGGATTCGTCAGCGCATAAACCGCCACCCGGTCACAATCAACCGGATCAGGCGACTCCCCCTCCAGCCACGCATCGCACACCCGAGTCAAAACCCGGTGCAACGGCTCAGGCGGCGGCGGCGGTTCCGGCTCAACCACCACCTCCTCCCACCGGGGCATCGGATCAGCAGGCGGCGGCGGCGCAGAAATCCCCCGCAAATCCGCCTCCAACTCCTGCACCTGGCGACGCACCAGAGCCACCGGCGCAGACGGTCCCTGCACCAAAATCCCCGGATTTTCTCTGATTTTTTTATCTAACTTCCGACCCTCCCGACGAAACTCCACCACCCGCCTCTGCGCCTTCGCATACTCCGACTTCGCCTCCCGCGCCACCTTTGCCCGTTCTAAATTCGACAGCCCATCCGCATTCTTAGCAATACAAATTAAAGTTTTCAATTGCGGCGAATCATACACCCACACCTGCGAAAGGTCATCCGGGTCAAACCTCACATGAACCCGTTTGCCCACCATCCCCCCCAGCACCGGCGCCACAAAATGGCACCCCGCCACCGTCAGCCCATTTTTGCCCACCCGTTGCAGCCCATCCGGGTTCGTCGAGCCAGGGAGCAGAACAAAGTCCAATTGAGTCGGGTCAACCGTCCTCTGCACCCAGCCCAACGGCAACGCCCTGGCGAGCTTCTCCAGCGGCGAACAATTGATCCCCGAGTGGTACGTTTGATGATATTGCTCCAGCCAAGCATCCAACCAAATCTGCAAATCCCCCGGCGACATCGCCACCGCCCAACCCGGCTCCCCACTGGATTTTTGAATGTTTTTCCGTTCCGCCACATTGTGCCCCACAAACCCCGGCAAAGACTCCAACGCCCCATGTTGCAAAGTATTGAAAAACCGCTCCACAAACGGCTTCTCCTGCGGGTTCCCAGGATTGCAAAACCAAGGCGAAATCCCTAAATTTTCCAACCGTTGCAGGACAAAATTATTCTTAAACTCCTTCCCGTTATCCAGCTTCAAAGTTTCCGGCAAACCCCAGGACAAAATCGCCTTACGCACCACCTGCATCGTCGCCCGACCCCGGGGTTGCGGAGTCAAAAGCACCTGCGCCCGGCGGGTAAACACATCCACCAGCGCCACCAGCGTCCAGCGTCGCACCGTTTCCCCCGTCCGCACCGTCAGGTCAACCCGGGTACAATCAACCTCCCAGATTTCGTTAGGCCTGGTTGTCTGGTTGCGAGTGCCAAACGCCGGAGCCACCCGACCCCGAGCCGTATCCGGGTTCTGGAGCAACGCCCATTCCTGCGGATGATCCTGCTTCCAATCCGTCACAAACCGATAAATCTGCCCCTCGCTCGGCATTTCCCCCCGCCAGTGCAGGGCGAGTTCCCGCGCAATCCCCCGATGCCCCAACCAGGGCTTCGCCGCCAAAATCCCCAGAATCAGTTCCTGGCAGTCCTGAGGAATCGCCCGTTTCAAACCCGTCCAGGACGGCTGTAACTTTCCCCGCCGTTGCGCCCCCGCCCAATTCGCCAGCGTCGAGCGACTCAAGTGGCGCACCAACTCCCGCACCCGCTCCGGCACCACAATCGTCCCAGCGTTATAATCCCGAGCTAAGCGATGGCGAGCCTCCTCCAGCGTCAGATTTTCAGCCTTAACCAACCCCTCCACCGCCGCCAACAACAGAGAGCGAGCCGTCACCCGTTGAGTCGTCCTATCCGTCGTCCAATTGTTCCGGTCGAACGCCCACGCCGGGAACAGCATGGGGGCACCAGTAGATTCGGGTGCCGTCGGCGTAGTAGATAATGGCAGTTCCGGCTCCACTGCGGGCGCACTGGGGGCAGGGTCCAGGTCGCTCAACCCCAACTCGGACGATCCAGCGCATGGTTTTTCTCCTATATATATATGTGTTTGCAAAGCCACTCTCGTTTCCTCCGGCAAACAAGAAATGTGGTATTCAAACCCCCCACCCCGCCCCGACCGACGGCGCACCTGGTGCGGCTGAGCAAGACTTTTCAACCTTTTGGAAATTCCCCGAACACTCTGAGGCAATCCCGGCAAACCCTGGAGTTGAGACACCGATAACCAATCCTTCATTTCACCCTATCCTTCAGACCACGACGAACCCGAGACATCAAGACCTGTCTGACAAACTCCGAAAAGCTTATCCCCATCTCCTTAGCCATCCCCTCTATTACAGCCAACTCCTTTTCGGAGAAGCGGATAGCCTTCAGTCGAGAACGAGTACTCATATCCAACGTCTCATACACTAGAACAATGTTATACCCAACGTTTTACGCTGTCAAGAGTCCAATACGTTAGACAAGCATTGAGAAAAAAAAACGAAGCGGCGCTATTGTTATACATTGTGTTATACATAAAAGATGAGACATACACAGATTAAGTGGTTTTTATGGGCAAGACAGCAGTTGTTGACACCCCACTTTTCATCAACCGCTTTGGCTGGATAGCGTTGGGTACGCACATTCGGACCTGTCGGGAAGCGCGCGGTTGGAACTTGGAAGATGTTATTGAGCGAATTGAGGCGATGTATCGGGATCGAGGCATTGAGCCGCCCATTTCCAAGGCGACGCTTTCCAACATCGAGCGTGGTTGTGTAAAGCCAACCATTGAAAAACTTTTGCCCCTGATTGCCCTGGGTTACATTACCGACACCAATGGTCAGCCTATGGACTTTGATGACTTACTGTCTTTTGCCGGGAAGCACAGTGCAAGAGCAGTTGAATTTTCAGACGGTGCTCTGGTTCCAAGTTAGTTCCAAGTTAGTTCCAAGTTAGTTCCAACTTCGGCAAACTTGGAACTAATTCCGGCGAAAACCGTGAGAATGTAAAGATTTAGACATATAAGAAATTTGTATAGAACCAGCAGTTCGGGACATCATTCACCCACATGAGCGTGGTGCGAATCTGCGGTGATTCCATGACTCCCAGGCGACCTAGCTATAGTGGATTTATCCTTCGAATGCCCTTATTGCAGAGGTTCTGTCTTTATTTTTGGAGCGAGTCAGAGCGTGACCTGTCCCCACTGTGGGCATCCGCCGCCATCCCCATTTCCCCCGTCAAAATCAGGGGGATTATGGGGGGGCAATCAATAAGTTTTTTTTAAGAGGGAGCTTTCAGAAATTTTTGGGGGGTGTTTCACTTTGATCCAAAAGCGCGATCCAATTTGTAACACAGTTCCAAGTTTGTGATCACAGGGCAAAACACGCCTCAAACCTCCATCCCGGCTTATCCCGGCTTATCTCGGCTCATCCCAGATCACAGCCCCCCTCGATCCAAAATCAAATCAAACACTACAGATGTTGCCACTTCTTCAGTTTGCAGCACGCAAAGGAACTGAAATATCAACCAACGAGGCTGTTGAAGCGCTAGCAAAGGAACTGGACCTCACAGAGGA